TCTATTGATTACGAGTTTAACTCATATTCTTATCATCATCTATTTGAATCAATTTTTAATTGCGGAGTATATGACTATTTCACTAAAGAAGAAATTGATTCTGTTTTGAGAAATCCTATTGGAAACCACGAAACTGCTATCCGCTTGTCTGAATTTGTATATGGAAAAAACGGTATTGTAAGTAATTCTATAGATTATATGACTGCACTTCTAACCCTTGATAGGATCATCACTTGTAAAAGCAAAACTCAAAAGGCAAAAGTAAATAAGGATTTGATGAAGTCTACATTAGATACAATTGATGATAAGGCTTTTATTCGTGATGCTTTATTTACAGAAATGTTGGATGGAATAGCTTTCTACTATTTTGAAACTACGGAAAAGTCTGTAGACCGCAGAAAGTTTATGACTGATTATGACGTGGAAAATATAGTAGAAATCAATGATTTTGGTCTTAATGCTTCTATTATTACTCTGCCTTGGCAATACACAAAAATTGTTGGTAAGAAAAATGGACGTTTTGTATTAGCATTTAATTTAAGATATTTTGATGATTTTACTGGTGAAGATTTAGATAGGAAATTAAGAAAATATCCAAAAGAGATTGTTGATGGATATAACCAGAAAAAGAATTCAAATACGTCAGGCGATTGGTTGGTTCTTAATCCTGATAGAACAATGTGTAGAAAAATTAAATGTAAAAATGTTGAGGCTTGGGGAAGAAGTCTTATTATAGCGGCATTGTCAGATGTATTGTATAAGGATTACTTTATTGATACAAAAAGGAATGTTCTTGATGAATTGAACAACCGTGTCATCTATGAAGTATTCCCAGAAAATAAACAAGGTACTGGTTCCACATTAACAAAAAAACAGCAAGAGGATCAACATAATGCTGTAAAGGGTGCAGTTCTGCATAAAAATAGTCGTGGCGGCGTGAGTTTCATGTCATTGGCTGCTGGTACTAAACTGGATTCAATAGATGTTTCTACGGATATTTTTGATAACAAGAATGAATCTGATATGAATAATGATATTGCTGTTGATTTAGGTATCTGCGCTTCATTGATTGGTGCGATGTCTACTGGTACGTTTGCTGGCGGTGTTCAAAATCTGGAAATGATTACTGCACAACTATATACGTGGGCCTGTGAATGGAAAAATGAATTGGTTCATGTAATCAACAAAAATATTATAAATGAATCTAAAAACAAGGTAGATATTTACTACTTTCCTACTTCTTTCGTAAATAGAAAAGAGTTTTTCGGAATGATGAAGGATTTGTATATGTCTGCTTCTGGCTCTATGACATTCCTTATTGCAAGTACAGGTGTTGATCCAGATATTTATATGAGTGTAATGGATTCAGAAATCGAAGATGGTATATATGAAAAATATTTACCACATCTTACAAGTTATACAACTTCAAAAGATGATAATGCAGGTGGTAGACCTAAAACAGATAACCCATCTGAAAATACTCTTAAATCACAGATGAATAATGGAAATGCAATACCAAGTCCAAGTGACAAATAGAATTAAAATAATAATAAGAGGCTTATTTTTGTAGGCTTCTTTTATTATACAAAATTTTAAGGAGGTACATGACTATGCCTATTTTTGAACTATCTTCAAAAAAGCATAAAAATGGTCGTAGACCGTTTAAAGCAAGTCTTTATGAGTTACAACCTCCTGAATGCGTAGTTGATGATGTTGGAACTAAATATAACAAAAATGGAATAACATTTTTGGAAGAATATGCTTCTCAAACACTTGAAAGTATTAAAGATATGAGTGTTAGGGTTGAATTTATTGATGATGAAAGAACAATGATTTTAGCTCATGGAGATACTGGTGTGAGTGATGATGGACTTCCATTATTCAATAATGCTACTACAATTGGACATTTTACTAAAGGATATATTGCAGATATTACATTGAATGGTGAAACCAAACGATGTGTATGTGGTGATGGATATCTTGACGAAATGGCATATCAACCATTTATACAATCATTAGAAACTCAATTAAATAATGGGAACTCTGTAGATGGAAGTATTGAAATTTATAGAACTGATAATAATGATGCGATTGTTTACAAAAAAGGTTGGTTAGAAAAAGGTAGAATTCCAACAGAATATATCCATTCTGGTTGGGATATGGTTATAAATCCAGCAGACACATCTTCTACTCTATTGGAATTAAATAACTCAGAAACAAACAAGGAGGACAAAACTTTGGATGAAAAGGAATTAAAAGAATTAATCCAGTCTACTATTTCTGAAACAAATAGTAAAAACGAAGAGTTTATTGCAAAGATTAATGAACTCAATTCTACAATTAGCGAAAAGGATTCTGTTATTGCAGAAAAGGAAGAAAAAATTGTAGAACTTAATGCTTCTATTGAACAGTTGCAAGGTGCTTTAGACAAGCTAAAAGCAGACCATGAAACATATTGGGCTGAAAGAGAATTGCTTGAAAAAGAACTTGTCAAAGCAAAAGTAGCAGAAAAACTTGGAGAATTAGAATCTACTATTAGCGAGTTTAATGATGACGAAAAAGCCGTTGCAAAAGATGATATTGACAAATTAAAAGCCAGTTTAAATGCTTGCGAAAAGAAAGATGAACTGAATAATGCTACTGCTGAAATCAATTCTATTAAATCTAAAATTTGCATGAGCATTGTTGAAAAGCAGAAGAAAGCTGATGCTGAAGCAAAGGTGGCAGAACAGAATTCTGCAAAAGAAAATAAGGATAATGAAGTAATTGACATTTTCTCTGAAATGTGTTCCGAGACACAGAATACAGACGAAGAAGATGTCAATATTTTTTAACAAAAATTAAGGAGGATACTTAATAATGATTAAATTTAATACAATCGGACAGATCGAAAAAGGTTATTACTTTGAAGATGCTGTAGTTGATACCGAGGTACTGAATGGCGCTTTCGGTGCTGTTACTAATGGTAAGTTTGCACCCGCCGCTTCTGCAACAAAAGCAGTTATGCAGGTTGAGGTTGGTGATGATATGGGTATGGACAAATATAAAATTCCTGCCGGTTCTCATGTAAGGGTTGTTGACTTAGCGGCTCTCAATGGTAAGGTAGTTGAAGTTTATGGAGCGCAGTTGCCAGCTACATATAAGGTTGGTGATGCACTTGTTTCTGATGCAAATGGAAACCTTGTTGTTAAGGAGCCTACTGTAAGTGGTAGCACTACTACCCCAGTTGCCGCTCCTAAGTATGAAATTACTAAAATCATCGGCAACAAACTCGGCGTAGAAGTAAAGATTGTTGCGGAATAATTTGAGGAGGTACATAATATATGTCTTACACATTTGAACTGAATAATGAAAGAAGAGACGCTAGTTTTGCTAGTGGTAAGGTAAACGGTAAATCTGCTGTTGTTGAGATTTTTTCTGCAATGACCGCTGGAAAGGATCTGTCTCCTTATGGCAAAAAGGCAGATGTAGCCGCTAATTATATTAAGGAACTGAATTCTAAAGCATCCGCTGGCGATTTAAATGCCATTTCTGAACTTAATGAAATTAGACGTTTTGCAATGCAGCCAGTTCTTTTAAAGGAAATTAAGCTGCTTGGAATTTATGGTAATTATAAGCCTATTGGATATAATGAGTCTTGCGAAGTTGAAGTTCCTGAGTTTGCTAATCTTCCTGCAAATGAACAGGCGGCTGGTCAGGATGTAAAGTTCCCCGTTATCAGAAAGAAACGTATGCCAATTGCTACTACCACCATTTCTGGCGGTTATGCTGTGGATTATAGAAAAGCTGCTCTTGGTGATATGAGTGACGAGAATGAATTACAGGATCAGGTGCGTGTACAGATTAGAAATAAGGCGGCAAAATACGTTGTTGAAACTATTTATAATGCAATCAAGAACGCAAAAGGTGTGAAATACTTCTTTGAGGGTGCTGGTCTTACAAAGACTGGTGTTGATGGTGTTATCACAAATGTAAGACGTTTTGGTAAGCCTACTGTATCTGGTGATTATGCACTGATTTCTCAGTTCAATGGTTTCGCTGGATATGCTGGTGTTACACCTACTGTAAACGGTATTTCCAGAACCATTATGGATGAGATTCATAATACAGGTCTTATGGGTGTTTACAACGGTGCTACTCTCTCTGAGATTCCAAATCCTTACGATTTGACTGCTCTGGATAAGGATGGCACAAACTTTGACACTATGTTACCTGCTGGACTTGGCTTTGTAATGCCTACTGGCGGTCAGTCTCCTGTTTTTACTGTTACTCGTGGTGGCTTAACGTCATTTAGTGGTAATGATGTTACTACTGGTCAGTTATTGATCAGGTATGACTTGGAAGTGGGCGCATTGGTTGCTCCAAACAGAGAGTGTATGATCGGTATGTTGCATGATAAGAATCTTGATTCTCTTGTTGAGTAATTAAGGTTCTTTTTTATTGGGGATAGAATAAACTATCCCCTATTATTAGTTGAATGGTGATTATCATGAATGATATTTTCTATTGCTATTCCAAAAGAATGAGTTTATTTTTACGTTCTATGAAAGAAAAATATATTACAGTTGGTGAAAATCAAAAAACTCATGTAAGATATTGGACTTTCTATAAATCAGAACGCTTAGATTATCTTATTAACCTATGGAATTCAATTAAAAATAAATAGTTGCGAAAAACAAATTAGTTGTTATGGAGGACAAAAATGGCTGAAGAAAAGAACACTGAAGAAATCAGATTAGATAAAAAGGTAACTGTAAGAAGTATTGCTCCTTGGACTACTGGTTCAACCAGAAAGACAAGTGTTGGAGACATTACCATTCCTGCATTGGGAACTGTTTTACTTTCTCGTGAGGAAATTATTGCACAGGGGCAAAATGGTAATACCCTTATTACTGGTGTAGATGGTGTTGGCAGTCACGCTACTTGGTATATTGAAGATGATTACACGAGAAGCGAATTAAGTTTTGATGTAGATGACAATAAGCAAGAGTTTTTAACTCAGGATGAGATCAAACGGATTTATGGACTTAAAACACAAAAATCTTTTGAAGATAATATTAAAAAGAAAGCAGTAACAAGAGCTGAGAAATATTATTTGTTACACACTATAAAGTCTCTTAAATTTAATGATTATAATAAAAACGCATTTTGTGAAGATTATTGTGGTCGCAGGATTGCAGACATTTAATCAATTGTGAGGTGAATTATGGCAAATACAGAAGCAAAAGATATAATAGACAGCTTTGAGTCAAGTTTTGCCGATAAACAGGTATTGCCAGAGTCACTTGAAATAATGTGGTTAAAGAAAGCTATTGGCAGATATTCTGTTGAATTAGACGAATTAAATTTTGATGATGAATTATTGCAATTTGATTCTAAACTTGACCAATATGTTATAGATACATTGGCACAATTTATGTTGCAGATGTATCAGGAACGGCAGGTATCACTTGTTAATAAACGTGTGAGTATCGTAGGCAAGGATTTGTCAATTGATGGCTCCAATGGTACTAAAACAGCAGAAAAATCACATCTTGATTATATTGCATGGAACGCAAGTGAAATGGTAGAAAATCAGAAGCCTACCGCTTATACATAGGAGGTATCAGATGAAAGAATGGTATCTTATTGGTAATAAAACAAAACCAAATGTATTGGGTGGCTACGAAAATCAAAGCTTTCTTGATTATAAAGAAGATGCGTTTGCTGAAGCATTAGAAACCGATGTTGCTACTACTGTTTTATTATATAATCATGATTTAAGTCATTTCATAGAAATTCGTGGAATATTTGAAGGGAATGTAGCAGATACTTCCTTAAAATCTATGGAAAGGTGTATTCTTGTTCCAATTGGGACTTTACAAAGTGGGGATTATATTTTTTTTGAAGATGAATATTGGATTATAGATGGAAGACCTGGGAATAACAAACTGTATGAAAAAGCAGTTCTAAAAGAATGCCAATATAAATTAAAATGGCAAAAATCTGATGGAACTATCATAGAACGCTGGAGTAATCTTACATCAGCTTCAAAGTATGATATTGGGGAGTCAGGTAATAGTACCATCGTTTTATCTTCTAACAATTTTACAATTCTTATTCCACATGATGAAGATGGTATGACTATTGATGGAAAAAGAGTTTTTATTGATTCTTCAAGTGTCCCGAAAAAAGTGTTTAAAATTACAAGAGATGATGATGTTCTGTTTTTACATGGAAGTCATGGTGGAACTTTGAGTCTTATTGCTGATAAAACAGAATTAAATACAAATAAAGATAATCAGGAATTAGGTATTTGCGATTATATAGATCCATCATCTCCTCTCCCACCCACTCCATCAAAACCCGATGAAACGACAGATTTAAGGTGTGTGATCACTGGTAATACAAATCTGAAGAATGGATATAGGCGTACATATACTGTAACATTTACGGATGCAGATGGTAATTCTGTTGATTGGCAGAATGTTAATTATCAGTGGAATGTACAATCAGATTTCGATGTCAAGCAAACCATTAGTGATAACAAAATAACTGTTTCTGTTAATGACGAGAACCTTATAGGAGGTTGTTTTTTAGTGCAGATTGTTGTTGAAGCAACCGCACTGTCAGAGATAAAAGTAAATATTGTAGAGTGATGGAGGTGAATGTTTATAGGGAAATCAAGAAGTTATGAAATTATTGAATATCGCAAGATTATAGAAAGACAAATATGTACTTCTACAGAAATAATTAAATTGCTTGGATGCGAAAATGAAGAATATCCAGAAGATATTATTCCAAAAAAATATTCCTTTCCACACGAATATATTCCTGGAACACAAGAAAAAACGAAAAGATTTATCAATTACGAAATCAGTGCAATAATTGATCCTCGTAATAATACGTTCAAAGATTTAACTATTTATT